CGCCGCCGAAATGGTGGCGGTCCCTAAGGATGCCAGAGGCCCTAGGCTAATCTGCGTTCATCCCCAAGAATCCGTTTGGATTCAACAGGGTGTCCGCGGTGTGCTTGAGGCCAAGGTGTCCCAAAGGACTAGGTCCCGACGTAAGGCAAGTTTTGCCCCGGCCGGGTTCGTGAACTTCCAAGACCAATCAGTGAACGCCAATCTTGCTTTAAAAAGCTCGATGACGCGAACTCACGCGACTCTGGACCTCAAAGAGGCCTCGGATCGTATTCCTGATATACTTGTTCAGGAATTGTTTGGTTTTGACCACTATAAGTGGTTTGGATCCTGCAGAGCATCCTCAATTAACCTTAATAGGTTAAAGAAGATCATGGGACGAAGCCTCGCGGCTGACATCCCAGACTCCATCGAGTGTAATAGCTATGCCCCAATGGGCAATGCGACTACGTTCCCTGTAGAGTCTTTGGTCTTCTGGGCGCTCAGTGTTGCTACGCTAGTGGTCCTCGGGGCTGAAAAGCCCTGGGACTGCTACGTGTTCGGAGACGATATCATTGTACCGACTGAATATGCTCCAGAGATCATTAGATCCTTGGAGGCCTTTAATCTTCTCGTTAATCGAGATAAGAGCTGTTTCACAGGCTCTTTCAGAGAATCGTGCGGTATGGACGCGTTTTGCGGCCACGACGTTACGCCTCTGAGGTGGAAGGCTCAGTACGATATTGTCTCAGCTGAGGGGTCTCTTGCAGCAAGTAACTTAGCCATGCGTTTACGTATGGCCGGTTATTGGCAAGCCTCTGTAGCGTTATATACTGTGGTTCGTGATTATGTTGGCGGGCTAGGTTTTACCTTGCCTGTAACCAACAATCCGGACTGCGGTGGAATCGCGGAATATGTATTACGAGACTCTGAAGTGTTCCAAAGTGCCTCATGGCATTCGGACACACAGCAGTATGTCTCACACATCCTCAGATTAGCGTATAGGGAGAAGTCCCTATACCATGGTTGGAACCATGTTTTAGCTAGTCTGACCAGTCTTGAAAGGACTGGGCGAGGTAACGATCCTCAGCGCACCGTCGTTCGTGGTGCACGGCTAAAACGAACGTGGACCCACATCCTCTAATCGAGGACGTAGGGCGTTCATGATAACAGAATCGTGAGCGGGG